GGATTGTCGGTTGGGGGAGGGTGTCTGACAATGACGGTCACGGTTCAATCATGTCTAGTATTTCACTTTTACAAACCATACATGTTTTTACATATGTCTAGTATTTCTTTTTCGTTCCTTCATGCCACCTATGTTTTCAGTACAATTACTATTTCTTCCTTGAAAAAAGAGAATGGGGGGATGATTTATTCAGACCCTAACATTCGACTTTTTCAGTAAAAAACTGAGTTCCAAATTTTTTGCAAAATAAAATTCAAAACTTTTATGTTATGATTCAAGCATGACTGAGATTATATTGCCATATAAACCTAGACAACAATTTCTACCTTTGCATGAGCGTAAGCAAAGATGGGCTGTTGTAGTAGCACACAGACGAGCGGGCAAGTCTGTAGCGTGCATAAATGAACTAATCCGTGCGGCACTCATGGATAGTTCAGGTAATGGACGCTATGGTTATGTATGTCCGTATTACTCACAAGCTAAACAGGTTATTTGGGATTATTTAAAGAATTTCACTAAACCTATTCCTAACATCAAGGTTAATGAATCTGAGTTAAGGTTGGATTTTCATAATGGTTCAAGAATACAGTTATTTGGTGCTGATAACCCTGATAGGCTTCGTGGTTTGTATTTTGATGGTATTGTTGCTGATGAGTATGGTGACTGGAAATCTAGTGTATGGCCTTACGTTATACGACCTGCTTTAGCTGATAGAAAAGGATGGGCTATTGTTATTGGTACACCTAAGGGCAAAAACTCATTTTATGATAGATATGAAGCTGGAAAGTTAGACCCTAACTGTTTTACTTTAATACTCAAAGCTTCTGAATCTAAATTATTAGATGATGAGGAAATGGATTCTCTTAAAGCTGAGTTAAGTGAAGATGCTTGGTTACAGGAAATGGAATGTAATTTTGATGCAGCTATTCCAGGTGCTATTTACGGTAAAGAGTTATTTGAGTTAGAGGAATCCGGTAGGATTATGGAGTGTTACGACCGTACTCTTAAAACTTATGCGGCTATGGACTTAGGATGGTCTGATGATACGTCTATTTGGTGGTATCAAGTGGCTGGCAAAGAATTAAGGATTATTGATTGCTATAGTAACTCTGGTATGCCTATTGCTCATTATAATGAAATACTTAAAGGTAAAGGGTATGATTACGGTGAATGGTTATATTTACCTCATGATGCTAAAGCTAAATCTTTGCAGACTGGTAGGTCGATAGAAGAACAGTTTAGGTCATTGGGTTGGAGGACTAGAATTGTGCCTAATATAAGTCTTATGGACGGTATTCAGGCGTCTAGGCTTACTTTGGCTAATTGTTGGTTTTCACCTAAGTGTAAGGATGGTTTAAATGCGCTTAAACAGTATCAGCGAGAATATAATGTTGATAAAAAGATATTTAATGATCGGCCTAAACATGATTGGACAAGCCATTTTGCTGACGGATTTAGATATGTATCCTTAGCGTGGAGAGAACAGCGTCCTGAGGTGTCTAAACCTAAGAAAAAAGCATGGCAAGAACAAACTTTAAACGAATTGTGGGAATCTACAAAACGTAGTAGCCGAAAACGTATTTAATGCTAATATATAAATAACACATTTTATAGAGTTACCAAAGATGAAAGAATCAGCACAGCCTTGGTTGGATGAATTACACCGTTATACTGAACAATATAAGAAATGGGTTCAGCGTGGCGAAAAAGTAGTTAAGCGTTATAGAGATGAACGTAAAGATACTGAAGATGATGCTCGATTTAATATTCTTTGGTCTAATATTCAGACTTTAAAACCTGCTATTTATGGAAAACCCCCTAATCCTGAAATTAATAGACGGTTTGACGATCAAAATGATGTGGCTAGAGTCGCATCAACCATCCTAGAAAGAGTTATTTCTTACGAAATCCATCAATTTGGCGACTTTCACGCTTCTTTATCTAATGTAGTAGATGACCGATTATTGCCCGGTCGTGGTGTAGCTTGGTTACGTTATGAGCCTATTATTGAAACCATTGAACTTGAGCCTGAAATAACTAATGTTCAAGAGGTAGGTGGTGAAGAATACGGTGATAGTGCTGAAACTGGTGAAGGTTTAGAGAAAAATGGTCTTGCTGGTGAAGAACCTGAGCAATATGAGCGTATAGCAACTGAAACTACACCTGTTGACTATGTTTATTGGCAAGATTTTGCTCATTTACCTGCTAGAACGTGGGAAGAAGTTACTTGGGTAGCTAGACGTGTTTATATGTCTTTAGAAGAAGGCGTAGAGCGTTTTGGTGATGAGTTTGAACAAGTTCCTATGACTAATTCACCTGATAAAAAAGATGGTGAGAAAGAAACTACACAGGCTTTAAAGAAAGCTGAGGTTTGGGAGATTTGGTCTAAGACTGAAAAGTGTGTTTATTGGATAGCGGCTGATTATGAGTATATTTTAGACCATAAAGAAGACCCATTAGAGATTGAAGGGTTTTTTCCTTGCCCTAGACCTTATTTTTCTACTTTAACGACTGGTACGCTTGTACCTGTAGCTGATTTTGTCTTATATCAAGACCAAGCAGATGAAATTGATGATTTAACAGGCAGAATACGTCATTTAACCAAAGCCATGAAGGTTATGGGTATTTATGCGGCTGATGAACCCTCTATTGAACGTCTTTTAAAAGAAGGCAATGATGGTGTTTTAATTCCTGTTAAAAACTGGGCTGCATTTGTTGAAAAAGGTGGTTTACAGGGTGCTGTACAGTTTATGCCTCTTAGAGATGTAGCTGGTGCATTGCAACAACTTTATCAATCAAGAGAAACATGTAAACAAATTATTTATGAAGTAACAGGTTTATCTGACATTGTTAGAGGCGCATCTGTAGCTTCAGAAACAGCGACTGCTCAACAAATTAAATCTCAGTATGCGTCATTAAGGCTTAATACAATGAAAGATGACATGAGCCGTTTTGCTCGTGATATCTTGCGTATGAAAGCTGAAATTATTTGCTCTAAATACCAACCTGAAACTTTAATTAAAGTATCGGGTATTATGAATACGCCTGACGCACAATTAGCTGAACAAGCGATTCAAATGTTAAAGAGTGAAACGGTGCGTTCATTCAATATTGACATTGAAACGGATACTTTAGTTCAAGTTGACCAACAAACAGAAAAACAAAATAAAATGGAGTTTTTAACTGCTGTTGGTGGCTTTTTAGAAAAAGCTATTCAAGGTGGTAAAGAAGCACCAGACCTTATACCTTTAATGGGCGAATTGATGTTATTTGGTATTCGTGGTTTTAATGTAGGTCGTAGCTTAGAAGGTGTCTTTGAAAAATACATTTCTGATACTAAACAGCAAATTGAACAGGCTAAGGCTAATCCACAGCCTCCACAGCCTACACCTGAAATGATACGCGCTCAGAATGAAACTCAGAACATGCAATTAAAAGCTCAAATGGAACAGCAAACCCATCAAGCTGAAATGCAACTAGAGCAACAAAAGTTACAAATTGAACAATCTAAGTTACAATTAGAGCAACAGATAGAAGCAACTAAGGCTCAAAATGAACAGCAATTAGAAGCACAGCGATTGCAATTTGAGCAATGGAAGGCTCAGTTAGATGCTGATACTAAGATTGTTATTGCTGAACTACAAGGGCAGAATACACTTAAACAACATGTATTATCTTTAACTTCTAGTGGACAAACAGAAGAAGTGGAAGAAAAAACTGAAACACCGGATGCGTTAATCAATATGGTTAATGAAAACTTATCTCAGTTAATTGGTAATCATCAAGCGGTATTAGAGCAAATGAATCGACCTAAACAGGTTGTAAGAGATGAAAACGGTAGAATAATTGGAGTTCAATAATGGCTGTTTATAACAAAGTTGCTGGAGCGATAGACTTTTTACTTGAGGGTATTAACGATGGTACAGACCAATGGGCATTTGCTTTAACTAATACTGTCCCTGCCGGTACTGCATTTACTGCCGGCACTACAGATTTACCAACTGGCGGAGGTTATACCCAAGGTGGTGCTAACATCACTACCACATCATCTAGTGAGTCAGTTGGGGTGTATAAATTAGTTTTAGCTGCGCCACCGACTTGGACAGCCACAGGGGCTGGATTTACTTTTAGGTATGTCATCTTGGTTAACAAAACAAATAACATAAACGTAGGTTATTGGGATTATGGTACTAGTCAAGCTATGAATGGTACAAACGGCGATACTTTTGCTTTTACACCTGATGCTACCAACGGCGTATTTCAGGTAAGCTAATGGCTGATAATACTACTCTTAATACTGGCACAGGTGGTGATGTCATAGCAACTGATGATGTTACTACTCTTAATGGTAGCGCGTCATCTGGCATTAAAGTACAGCGTTTTAAAGCATGTTATGGTGATGACGGCACGGCAAGAGATGTTTCAACAACATTTCCAATGCCTGTTTCTATTGATACGCAAACAAAAGTTACTTATTCTGCAGTAATGAATCGTGTATCAACAGCGGCTTTGACAGCTAATACGTTAAAAGCTGTTATGTCGTTTGAGCATGCGGTTGGATCAACTAAAACGGTTCGGTTTAGATCGATTAAAGTGTCTGGATACGCAACATCTGCTACTGCTGGTACGGTTGAATTTCAACTAACCAGAGGAACGGCTGCTTCTACTGGTGGTACTGCTGTAACGCCAACACCCTGTAATCCCGGAGACGCTGCTGCTGATACAGTAGTCAAAACCATTCCAACTATTACTGCAGCCACAGTGCTTTGGGTAGGTAATGCTACTGCTGTTCCTGCTACTGCAAACAGTTCGATTGGTTCTGCGTTTGAATTGCTTTATGACCCATCACTTGATAACGCAAAGGATTTTACGCTTAGAGCGGCTAACTTAGATACATTAGTGATTAACGTAATTAGTACAGCAGCAATTACATTGACGTTGAATATCACCGCTATTTTTACAGAGGAATAATCGTTGTTGCTGCTCATACAGCAGAACTTAGCATCTGGTGGGAAAATAAATTATGCTTTGTCAGGTACTACTGGTAGTTATTTATTAACTGGGAAAAGTGCTACATTAGTTCCTAAACATAATTATGCATTAAGTGGTAGTGCTGGTGTATACATTTATACTGGGCAAAATGCTACATTAACAGTAGGTAAAAAACTTAGTGGTGCTACAGGCTCTTATACTTATACAGGTAATAACGCTACATAAGTACCTAAACATAATTATGCGTTAAGTGGTAGTTTTGGTTCTTATATATATACAGGGCAAAATGCTACATTAATACCTAAGCATAAGTATGTATTAGCCGGACAAGCAGGTAATTACAGTTATACAGGGCAGTCAGCTACATTAACTTATACTGCTGGTGCTGTAACACAAAATTACACACTAATAGGCAATACAGGTAGTTATACATTTACTGGTAATACTGCTGTACTTGATTACCATTCAAATGCAATAGTTGAAATAGTTAGTCGTGGTGGGTTTAAAACTAAATCCAAAGTTAAAAAAAGTGAACGACCTGATGTAGAAAAAGCAATTACAGATGCAATAGATAAAGTGATTGGTAAACCAATTGCACCTATTGAGAAAGAAATTGTTAGAATAAAGCCAAATAAAAGCGTTAAGACTGAATTTATTGACCAAATCAATGAACTTGTCTTAAAAGCTGAAATAGATTTATTATCTGCTCATCTTGAAGAAATTAGTCGATTAAAAGAGGCTGAAATAGATGATGAAGAATCCATATTACTTTTATTATAGGTTAAGAAATGGCAATTTATAAAGACCGAGTTAAAGAAACAACTGATGTAACAGGGTTAGGTAATCCTATATTAAATGGAGCTGTAACAGGTTATAAAGCCTTTTCTACTGTTGGTAATGGGGCATCTATTTATTACGCTATTCAGGGTCGTAGTACAGGTGAATTTGAAATAGGTTTAGGTACATATAATTTATCCAGTAATACAATTACTCGAGGTGGAGTAACATCTTCTTCTAATAGTGATGCTTTAGTACCTTTTTCTGCTGGAACTAAGGATATATTCTTAACTGTTCCTGCTTCACAAATACCCACAGCTATGGACTCCGCCACAGCACAAGCAGGGACAAGTACGACTGCGCAGACGGTGAGTGCGAGTGTTTTACAAAGCGCATATAAATTATCAGGACAAAATACAATATTAGGTGAGAGTTCATTTCTTAGCAATTTATCATCTACATATAATTCAGCATATGGATATCAATCATTACAAAATGTAACTTCTGGAGGCCTTAATACTGGAATGGGTGCATATTCTTTACGCTCTCTTACTACTGGAACTAATAATGTAGCAATAGGTAGGAGTGCAGGATTATCAATTATTTCAGGGATTAGAAATACAGCATTAGGGGACTCTGCTTTAAATGGCCCAACAGGTAGTTATAATTTAGGATTAGGAGCAACATCACTTCAAAATTTAACAACAGGCTCTGGCAATATTAGTATTGGTGGATACACGGCCGCTGGAGCATATTCACCCGCTAATGATATATCATCCGCATCAAATAATTTAATATCTATAGGGTCAACATCGGTTACTAATGCTTATATACAAGTAGGATGGACAACGGTATCTGATGCTCGTGATAAAACTAATTTTAATTTAATACCTCATGGATTAGATTTTGTTACTAAATTAAACCCTGTATCTTATCAATTTAAAGAAACAAGAGAATCAAGTGACCCATACGGAAAGGTTAGATATGGGTTTAAAGCTCAAGAAATACTGACGTTAGAAGGTGAAAATAGCGTTATTATTGATGCAGATGATGCTGATAAACTTAGATATAATTCTGATTATTTAATACCTATTTTGGTGAATGCAATACAAGAATTAACTGCAAAAGTTATATTATTAGAAGCTAAACTAAAATGACAATCATAACCTCCCCCACATCTCAGACGACTGCTCAGACTATTATTAATGGGGCTTT